CTCGTCACGGATGCCACGCTCACCGAACCATCCCCTGCGATACATCTCGTCCTCACGTTCATGGAGTCTCTCGCGTTTCTCAAGCTCACGCTCGTCACGTTCCAGCTCCCTCTCGCGTCTTTCAAGATCACGCTCACGGCGTTCTAGCTCATCCATTCTGCCGTCATGCTTCTTGCCATAGTGGTCGTATATTCCACCACCATAACCCATGTAAGTCCCATCCGAACGTCTGCTACGTCCACGGCCGCCTCTACGATCGTAGATCTCGTCATTGTAGTCCTCTTCGTGACCGCCGCCTAAATCTATAACTCTCATCTTAACCTAATTTTTTAATTAACAACTCTTTTAGCTCATCGAAAGAGGATCCCATCCTATCGACTTTCTCCTCAAGATTCTTGATCTTCCGGTCTTGATCCTTAGTCTGCTTAAAAGCCGGATTGATTTCCTCAAGGATCGAATCACAAGCCTCTAGTGTCCTCCTATGCTTATCGATACTATCGAGAATATCGGAGCTGGTTCTCTTAGCGGCGTTAAGCTGGTTCATGATCGGATCGACCGAGCAGGCCAAAGTTATGTTATTGGACATAGCGACATCCCTGCTCTCCGGTACGACATAGGTCATGGAAGACCCGTTTATCTCCACGGTAAGGTCTATCACCCTATCCTGTAGTTGCTGATATTGCCCCATCTGACCCATCTGGGGTTGCTGGAACCTAGGCTCGGACACGTTAACCACATTCCCCATCCTGAACACCGGAACATCGGACGTATCCAGCGTATATACTTGAAATCCTTTCTTTAAGTCTCTAAACATATCTCGATTTTTAAGCGGGAGGGAATACCCTCCCATTAGACATCCAATCTAACCTATTCCTCATCAACAGTCGTCTCCGACACCGAGGCGGAAGTTGTAGGCACACAGCAATCCATGAGCCTCAATACACCCCTTACCTTGTTGAAATAAACAAGGCGTTCGGTGTTGTTAACCATAGCCGCTCCGGTCACAGCCACGTTGATCGGATTCACCACAGCCACGCCGGTTACCGGGCAGCATGTGTCATCACCTACCGTGGATACGGTGCTGTTCGCTGGAATAGCTATCTGTACTGGCAATGTCTCGCCTGTTGTCGGAACCACCTGCCGGATTTTCAGCAGCAGAAGGCCCTCGCATGGCAAGGACAGCCATATCCTTGGGTTGATGCCGAAGATGGTGTTGGTAGTAGTCACTACCACGTTCTTCGTGACCAACTCATAAAGAGACCCTATTTTAGAAACACAAGCCATAATAGCCTCCTTCCTTTATAGAGTTAAATAGCGGCGTTTCCGTTGTTGCAGCATCCATTGTTGCACCCACATCCGTAATTACCTCCATAAAATGCTTGACCCCATCCATAAGTCTGGTAAGGAGAGCATGAAGGATAAGCCGGCACAGGGGTAGGTCTCAACTGGTTGATCAAATTCTGAGTCTGTTGCTGAGTCAACGCGGAGGCTTGGTAAGCCGACCTTTCATCACGCAACTGATTGATCGTATTCTGCATCTCACGCATTTCCAATTGACAGAATTTATCATTAATCAAGGTTGTTTGAGCATCAATCTTAGCGCTCAAGATATTGAACTGCGTAGTAGCCTGCTCACGATTGTTTGTCAATCCTTGATTAATAGTGTTTTGTAACGTGTTAGTCTGATTCAATGTCTCAAGACGATTCTCATAACCTTGATTGTTGATCATCTGCTGAGTCTGGCAAGTGCTTTGGTTGATCAAAGAACTCAAATTGCAGCAGCAAGAGCTAATTTGATTACCGATCTCACAACCTTGTTGCTGTACGGCGTTAATAACAGCCTGAGAGGTCATACCTACCTGACCAGCTACCTTATCGATAGCGCCTTGTACGTTACAGATAGCGCTTTGCAATTGAGTGGTAGTACAGTTCAAGGCGTTAGCGATCTGATCGATAGCGCTTCTGTTACCTTGGATAGCCTGCATCAATAGCTCACGGCCATAGTCGTTGTTCAATTGAGCCGGAAGACCGTTAGCGCAACAATCATTTCCATTACCACCAAAACCATTCCCGAAACCACGTCCGCCCCATAACCAGAATAGGACGATGATCCACAACCACCAGCCGTTAGCCCCTCCGAACTGGTCTTGGTTGTTACGACCGTTCATCAACGCAGCGACTAAATTCGGATCCATCTTATTACCACCCAAAAGGCTGGTAAACATACCCGGAATCATAGATAATAAACCATTAGCGGCGCTACCGCTCCCGGAACCCATGCCGTCTAACAGCACGATTTTGTCTCCACTTGTACCCATGTCTATTTATTTTTGAATTAATAATAACCCCACCTGATAGTGGGCGTTACAAAGTTCAAAAATTAATAATCCTAGGATCGTGATATATGTCATCATCAAAGCACGTCATGTCATGCAATTGGTATTAATAAGAACCGGTACAAGACAAAAAATCCGGAACGTATCACTACGGCCCGGATTCATGCAAATCTATAAATTCAATGTTTCAATGCTCGAAAGAAAACGTCTCACGACGTCAAAGAGAGATTAACTACACGAAAAATCTCGCATCAACTTATTTGTATTAGCAGTGTATTCATTAACTATCTTACTGGATGAGGGATTATCCTCTATCCTTGACAGGCGGTTATCGTCACTCCTTACCGTAACGTCACCCATCCTTCGTACCATGTTTTCTTGATATGATGATGGATCGGAGTATATAAGATCATCAACGAACCTGTATATCGCACCATCAACCGTCTCACCTATCTTCTCATATAAGCCGGATTGGAATGACACGAAATCATCATACCTCCCACGAGCCAAGAACGAACCGTCCGGTCTCGCCTCGACACCGCCGTTGACCTCCCGGAGCAGGCCCGGATTCCTTTGGTACAGATACCTATAAAACCCGGCATCCATCATCCTATCCTGTCTATCCAGATAGAAAAGGTTTCTCATGCTACTGTCACCGGACTCGATAGCCACGTCAAACAGAAGATCCCTTACCTGACCTTCCGGCAACGACATCTCCATGCTTTTTAACGTACCTCTGTCATGGTGATTCAAAGATACATTATAAAATCCATTAAAATCAAGGAAACGTAAGACATTATTATATAAATCCGATTTTTTTAACCTTTCCTTGATCTGGATCTTCCTTAACGATGTACAGGATTTGATAAAATCCCGATCCTTCCCCTGTCTAGCCTCGTATCTCCTGAACTCCCGATCGATATCGGCATCATCCATCTCAGGGGTAACTGGATGCTGGTATATCAATCTGGCAAGGATCATGTTCTCGGTATTCGAGGATGAGATGTTGGACATAACCAGCTTTTTTATATTATCCTTGACCACGCCAATATCGGAACGGGAAGCCCCGGCGGGGACCACGCCAGCCGGCAAGTACGAGGGCCGCTCTATCCCGATATTGGCCAACATCTCATAGGCCTGATCGGTGTCGGTTATCGGAGCCGTGTTATGGTACGTATTCCTACTAATATACAACATGCTCCTATCATACATATCGGAAGGGGATGTATTCCCGGATCTTACATACACCATCCTATCCCCAGTAGAATAAGTATCCTGAACCTCGTATATCGGATTCCCTTTCCCTGTTATCCTATCAAGATCGGAGATAAAGCTATCGTATACCGAATTGCCGGCCTGTATGGAAGACAACATGACGTCCAGCGACGCCATAAGATCACGGATATCCTCAGGTCTGGATATAACCATCTCATCGCTGATCGCCTCGCTTATATCCACGCCCATGTCGGCAAGATCCATGGCTATGTCATGCAGACGTCCGGCAACGTCCTTGATGTCCTTAAAATCATCCATATCGATTATCTCCCCAACCTTATCCCTTAGACCCTTCATATCCTTAGGCATACTGATATACGGTGTGGTACTATTGAAGTACGAGTCGGTAATCGTATTTCCGTCCTGACTCCGAACCTCCATACGGGTCATATTACGATACGTGTCATACATCCGATCGGCGTAATCCTGATCCTCCTGATACCGGAGCGCCAAGGAAGGGTATGGGATGGAGGCGAAAGCCTGATCGAACTCCCGGCGGTCGCTGATACCGCCTACCGCCCTCATGATCGTATCCCTTACCTCCATTGGATTCAAGACTCTTCTCTTTCCCAATGAATCATACACATCCTCATATATCATATAATCATCACCAAGGCCTGATTCGGAGGACAAGAAATATGTATCCTTCTCATTGAGATCCCCCTCAGACATAAAATCGACAATCCTCCTCATCATATCCCTTACCCGCTCATACTCCAATCGGTTAGTCATGATATTATCAATCTCATCAGCATCATACATCCCGGATCGTTCAAGATTATATCTGTTGATGAATATATCACCGCCGGAAAGGAAGTTAGATACGATCATATCGTTAAGATCATTGATATTATCAACGCCCAGGGAAGTAATGGTATTATTGATATCCTTAACCTCGTCAGCCATGAAATTACCCACAGCATAATTCTTTTGTTTGATAAAGGACATGACATCATCATACCTAGGCTCCCCATTGCTATCTAAGCCGTATTCTGATGGCATGGACATCCAGTCGCCAAAGAAGGACACGAAGTCGGGGGAGTAGGCCGTACCCCAGACCGATAAGGCCTGCTTCTGGTCGCCAAGCACCTCCATCGCCCTTTGGTATAATCCGGATGGTTGGTCGTTCGGGGCAAGGACATTATCTACCCCACCCTCCTTATTTTTTATAACATAACAAGATCTACCCATAGCTAAATCGTTTTGTTACAAAGATATGAAAATCCCGCCTACTCTCACGAGCGGACGGGAGCCAAATAACAATAATAACAAACCTTATGTTTCTATTGAAAAGTACAAATCATTTTGCCGATCCTCACGGACAAACAAAAAACCCAATCCTAAAACTATAAAAACGAAACTTATTGTTTAGCAAAAATATTTTTATCCGATCTACTGAGAACCCTACCTTTCAACTCCAAGAACCTAGGCATCCATTCCCTAGATATCTTAGACACGATCCACTGGAATCCCTTAGGAGTCACATAGACGGTGTTAGTCCCATAGAACTCATCGTCATCACGATACCTGTAACGAGCGTAACCACGATCTATCATCCTTTGGGAAAGCAACCATCTCTTACCGGTTTTGGCGAAGAACTTATTATCCTCAAGCAATATACGAAGATTCTTCTCCGCTATATCATACCCATGAGCCTCCAGCTTTTCCCGAACCTCTCTGATCAACATATCTGTCTCTTGGGCTATTTCGGCTGTCTTAGCAAACTCAACCATAGGAACCTGTTCTTTGATGATATTATCAGATATCCTTTTGGCTTCCTCTGCCGCTTTTTTCGCCTCAGCTAACGCACGCTTCTCCTTTTCCGATTTAAGTAAAGCCTCTAATGCCTCTATATAATCAGATGGAAGTTCATTCTTTGATGGCATAGAATAGGAGCCTGTTTTTCTAATAGAAGGAAGAACCTCCGATGTTACCCATTTTTTGAATTTCTTGGCAGATTCCATCTTAGATGACATAATCAAAGAATACATCCCTGATTCATTGATTAATTTGATCTCCCTAACAGCCTGATTTATAAGGGGGTTTATTTTAAACCCCATTGATTTACAATCACTTGTAAGAATGATAGAATCCTCATCATCAACAAACCTTTTTACAGCGTTCCCTAAGTTTTCATAACCAAGACATCTGGCTATGTCATTACCAACAAACCATGGATTGCTTTTCTCGTCTAATAATACTCTTACATCCCCAAAATCAGGATTCTCAAACAATTTTAAATTATCATCCATAATATAAAACAACGAGAGCCACCAGCGTCCGTTACTCCACTGATAGCT